AAGGATAGAAAAATAATGGGAACTATTGAGTTAGAGATTGAACCCGGAAACTTTGTTCCTTTCGAAATAAAAGGCGAAGAGCCTACATATTCTGAAATGCTGCAAGCTAAAAAGCTTGTTCGTAAATCTGAAATGGACTCTCGTAAAAGCGAAATTTCTTCTGAAGGCTCAAGCCAGTTTGTTGACACAGAGACTGGTATTACAGATTCTTCACTTCGCCGTCAGCTAGGAGGAGCAGAAACTGCTGGTGAGGAAGAACTTGTTCTTGGGAACTTTGGCTTTAGAGAAGGCGATTATATAAGAGATGAACGAGGTAACTTAGCTCTAACTCCTTCAGGCGCACTTGTTTTAGGCATAGAGACTGACAAGCCCATCATGATCGACGAAAGCCAATTTAGTATATCTGACGTACAAGACTTTATTGGCTCTGCTGGTGAAGAAATTGTAGGAGGTATCGCTGGTGCTATAGCTGGTCAGGCCATTATTCCAGTTCCTATACTTGGAGCAATGATTGGCGCTGGTATTGGCGCTGGTGGCGGTAAGCTCGTAGAAGAGGGCGTTGAAACCATACGCGGTACGCAAGAAGAAGGTTTTGGTGAAGTTGCTAAGGACGCTGCCGTTGAAGCTCTTATTGCGGCTGCTGGTGAGGGAATTTTTGCGGCTGTAGGGAAAGGGTTTGGCGCTGCTGTAGGCCGTGGTCGTGTTGGTAATAAGCTATCGGCTCAAGAGGCAGCAGATGCAGCAGAAGCTATAGATGCAAGGTATCTTCCTTCATTAAGTACCATTGGCGCTAACTCAATTATTTCAAGACAGCAGGCTATTACTGAAAAAGTTTTAGGATCGACTGATCGCTTATTCAACAATAATAAAAGAATTATGGAAGACTTAGCTAGTTTACGGGTTATGGGAGATGACGGAGTTGTAGATGTAATCCAGACAGCAGATGTTTTGACAAATGCTGTTAGGACTGGAGATACAGCCCTGCTTAATCAATCAAAGAAAACTTCTTCTGATCTTTTAAGGCATATGGATGATATATCCAAACAACTTGGCAAAGCTGCTGTTAAAGACGTTGATATTGACGCTGGAATACAAGGAGCTTTTCAAACTGCATTTAAGGCGTTTGATGATGCTGCAAAAGTTGAATATGCAAACATTGATAACCTTGTGGCAAGTGCTACTGGTGATGCAAAGATTTTTCAAACAGCAAGTTTGGTTGATGATGCCAAAAGGGAACTTAACCAATTAGTGGGCGCTGGTGGAGGAAATCTAGGAAAAGTTCAAAACGCCTTGCAAGACATAATAAACTTAGGTGACACTGCATCTTTTGCTCAAATATACAAAGCACGCAAATCTTTAAACGATACTTGGATGGGTAATTACGGCTCAGACAGTGTTAGAATCATGAAGGACAAGTTTCTAGGACAGTTAGACAGTAGAATAAGCCCAAGCGGTCTTGACGCAATCTTAGAAGCTAATTCAAAGCTTATAGGGCCTTCTATGTCTCCAGCCCTTGACACCGTACAAATAGCAGCAATGAAGGCTGCTTCTGAACAATTAATTCCAGCCAACAAATTCTTTAGAACAGGGATGGATAAGTTCGAGGCAGTATCTCAAGCCGCAAGCATGAAAGAACTATCGAAAGCTGTAAAGTCTGGAGGGAAAGCAGGAAATCCGTCTGGTAAGTTTGCAGCACTAATTCGTGATGAAAATCCACAATTGCTTAGAGATGCTAAGACTGTATTAGACAAGTTTGCGCCCGATGCTTACGGACCTTTGCGTCAGCGTGCCGCTGGGGAATGGCTTAGGAGGACTTTAAACGAGTCTGGTGTAGGTGAGGGTGCTAAAAAGAAGTTTAGTGGCAGCACATTTAAAAACAAATTAGACAAGCTTGGCTCTACAGCCGATGAATTGTTCGGAAAAGAAGCAGTAAAAATTAAAAAACTTGCAGATCAGTTAGATAATCTTTCACTGACTAATATTAATCAAAGCGTAATAGATGATTTTGCAAGAGCAGGCGCTGATGACGCTGGAATTGATTTATTGCAAAAAGTCAAAGTTGCTATGGATGAAGAGGCATTATTCAAAAAAACATCTGTAAATGCAAAACTTCGTAGTGGAATTTTAAGCGCAGAAGAAGCCGCTGATTTGATCTCAAGTCCAGCTATGCGAGGTCCTGATGTTGCAAAGCTAAAGCAATTCTTTAATGATGATCCTGCTGAAATAGCAAATCTTCAAAATTATTACATGAACAACCTTATAGGTGATTTTGAAGAAACCTTTCTTACAAATAAAGATTCTTTTAAACTTTTGGCTAAAAGATTTCAAAACGCTGATAAAACTGGAACTTTAAAAGAGTTGTTCGGTAAAGAACAAGCCGAAGATATTTTAAAATTTGGTAGGATTATGAACGTCCTTGGAAAGTCTGCTCAAGGCGGTGATCTTGTTGCAGCTAATATTGCTGCTAATCCTTTTCAAAATATTGGAAAAATTGCTCGTTTCTTTTTGATGGGAAAAGTTCTTTCTAACGGAGCAATGTATAAATCGTTTGGGGCTAAATTCGGAAAAGACGCTGCAAAAGTAAAAACTCCAGAAGGTAGAATGCAAGTTTTCTTAAACATTATGAATCAAACTTCACAATCTTTTGTAAAACAAAACCTTTCCAGAAGTGTTGTGGGCGGTGCATCTGATGCTAAAGAAGAATCTAGGGCTGCTTTGGAAGGCTTTAAGTCTAAGCTAAACAAACCTAATCCTTCCCGAACAAATATGCCAGTACCAACAATAGAACCTTTGGCATACATGCCCGATATGCCAACAACAAATGTAGCAACGCCATCTTCTTCAGGATCACTTAGGGATCGCGTTAGGCAAAACCCAGCACTAGCCGCAACATTGTTAGGCGGACTGGGTAACGCGGGACTGCTTTAGTCCTCTAAGACAGAAGACAGACCACCAATTCCCGTTGCCATTGGTGACGGGGCTTTGCTCTTTGTGTTGACATGAGAGCTAATATCACCGTAGGTTTCTTCTATCATCCGCGAAAGCTGGCGTCCTATAGCACGATCTTCGTGCTCCGCGATAAGCACTAGCTTATCATACGCTTCTATAGATACGCCTACGGACTTATATTTTCCGGGGTTTGGCATAAGGTTTCCTTCCCATAAATGACTTTCCCTAATGTATATAATCCCAAACTGCGTGGGTCAAGACCCAAATACGGAAACAAGAAGGTTACCATCCAAGGTATCAAGTTTGATTCTAAGTGGGAGGGCGAGCGTTATCTATATCTAAAGTCTCTTGAACGCGCAGGCGTAATCAAAGACCTTGAGCTACAGGTTCGCTTTAACTTGATGGTCAATGATCAGAAGATATGCGCCTACGTTGCCGACTTCTGTTATAGCAGAGAAGACAAGGACGGCGTGTGGCATTATATTGTTGACGATGCCAAGGGCGTTGAAACGCCTGAGTTCAAGTTGAAGAAGAAGTTAATGAAGGCTTGTCTGGGGATTGATATTCTGTTGTCGAAAAAAACCGCTTGACACTAACCCATGCTATATGGTTATAGTTGGGACTCTAGTAACAAGCGGAAAGGGATCGACATGGAAAGTCGTGAATTATTTGAGCGTCGAGAAGAACTCAAGCACGTTATCGGTGAGATGCGTATTGAGCTTAAAGACGTTGAAGAACAGCTATCAGATACATTTCTACCAGTAGCGAAAGACGTTTTACGCGCTAATGGTAAAGACTTTGGTACTGCGCAGATCGAAGAAGGCAACCATAGGCTCAAGGTCACTGTGGGCAAGAAAGTCACATGGGATCAAGACAAGCTGCGTGACACGCTAAACAATATGTCGCCAGAAAACGCGCAACACTATGGCAAGCTGACGTTTTCTGTGGAAGAGCGCAATTTTACAGCGGCTCCTCCTTCAATCAAGGAAGAGCTTGAAGAATGCCGCACTGTGGCAGTTGGCGCAGTTAAAGTAGAGGAGATCGAATAATGGCTTTGCAAATCATCTCAGCAGATCAGCGTATGGCTGAAAAGAAAGGCCACAAGATTGTAGTCTGTGGCGCAAGCGGTGTGGGTAAAACCACGCTGGCTCGCACTCTAAACCCAGCGACAACTTTGTTTATGGATTTAGAAGCTGGTGACGCGGCTATCGAAGGACACCCTATCGATGTCGTTCGTCCACGTACATGGGCAGATTGCCGTGACCTAGCTTGCTTCTTAGGCGGAGCAAATCCATCCTTGGCTGAAGATCAGCCATACAGCGAATCACATTACAATTATGTAGCTTCAATCTATGGTGATGGCTCAGAGGTATGGCAGAAGTAC